CGTGTCGTTGCGCGTCTCAAGCGTTCGTCAATCGTCGGTGATCCGCTGGTTACTGGCCAGAGTATTCTGGTTAGTGCCACGGCCACCATCACGATCGATGCGCCTCAGACTGGCCTTTCGATCGCCGACGCCCAGAACCTTGGTAAGGCTCTGGTCGCCTGGGGGACCGATGCCAATCTCTTGAAGCTCTTGAACGGGGAAACCTGATCAAGAACGAGTCGGCTACGTTAGCAGTGAGTGGAATACCGGCGAACCCCTAGGAGGGGATACCATTGGTACCCACTAACAGCCTAGTAGACCTCCTCGCAGACCTCTTACTGGATAGTGAGAGGTGGAGTTGTGCCCCTGTCAAACGCGATGTTTTAACATTGCGTCGACGTGTCGAACACGAGAGTGAGAGTTTTATTACTCTTACTCTTCCGAAATTTTGCAAGGACTTCGAAAGAAGTCTTGCAGAAGGTCGGGTGGCTCCTGGCTATTTCCTTTCTTTTAGAAAGGAAAAGTCAGGAATTCCCTCATTTCTGAGGGGATTCCTGCGCCGCGTGTTTGACAAGGATGGCGTTCTATTGGACGCACCCTCAATCGATTGCATTCGAGCCGTCAGGCAAATCTGCCTGTTCGGTAAGAAAGTCCAGCGGCCTTGCAGCGATGCAAGGAACGCTGGCGCGATTGAAAGGTATGCCCAATGCGATGCCGAAATTGTGGACCCACCGGACTGTCAAGTGATGCGTTACTTTGGAGTCGTTGCTGACATTGTTGTCAGCACCGCCTTCCACAGTTCTGATATCCTCTCGGATATCACGCCCACTCACGGTCCTGGTGCCACACGAGAGCGCATTTCTGGTAATCAGAAGTGGCGTTTTCGCCGGTGGCATCGTCGTCTGTCACGTGCGGGTATTACCCACATGCGTTTCGTTCATGGTTCTTCCATGGGATTGCTCCCATGCCAGTATCATGAACGTTCGGAAGACGATTTCCCGGATTTCGTCGAGCCTGAGGACGAAGAGCCCGTAAGGGTCATCACCGTCCCTAAGACTCAGAAGAGCCCCCGTATCATCGCGGTTGAGCCTGTGTGCATGCAATATGCGCAACAGGGTCTTTCGCGATGGATTGTAGCGCGGCTGGAAAGCTGCGTTTTCACGATGGGTCACGTTAACTTTCGTGACCAATCAGTGAATCAATCTCTTGCTGTTTCTGCTTCCACTGATGGCAAACTTGCCACTATGGATATGTCAGAAGCAAGCGACCGGGTCTCTCTGGCACTTGTGCAACGACTTCTGGCTTCGCAGCCGGAGCTCTTGACGCTTGTCGAGAGTTGTCGTTCCACGAGAGCTGAACTCCCTGATGGTGAAGTAATTCACCTCAAGAAGTTCGCTTCAATGGGCTCCGCACTGTGCTTTCCGATGGAGGCGTTGGTCTTCTATTCGTTGATCATCGCCTCGCGGATTGCGGCAGCAGGACGTTTTCCTACGAGACAGTCTGTGCTTGAATTTGCACAGTCTGTCTACGTCTACGGAGACGATTTAATCGTTCCCGTGGATGAGGCACAGGCGATCTGTTCTGATCTTGAAGCTTTTGGGCTCAAGGTCAACGTCGACAAGACCTTCTGGACTGGGAAGTTCAGAGAGTCTTGTGGAGCGGATGCCTACGATGGAGAACTGGTTACACCAGTTTACCTTCGTCGTGACATGCCGGCAGATCGGACAGATGTCTCTGGTGTTTTATCGTGTGTGGCTACTGCGAACCAGCTTTTTCAGGCTGGCTTCGAAAGCGCCTCGACGTCAATCAGGAAGGACGTCGAACGAGTCGTGGGAAAACTACCCGCGATTCCTCATTCTTCACCTGATCCACAAGACCAGTTGAAGAAAGGTCTTTCTTCTTCTTCTTCCCGCGGACTCAGGCGGTGGCTTTTTCCACGTTGGGATCAGTGGTGGTGAGTCTCACAGTGGCGGGGTTGGGACTGGGCGACGAGGGAGTGCCTTCGACGTTGGCGATTCTCGTCTCCAATTTTGCGTTGG